ATCACTCAACGTGAAAAGTGTTTTCATTTCATTGTTACGTACCTTCTCTGGACCTACACGAGTTAATTTAACTTTACCATTAGATTCATTAACCAAGATACAGATACGTCCGTGCATAATTAAATCTTTAGTTATTTGTCTAACTAATTTTTTCATCTTATTCACTTTAATAAAAGTGTATTCATCAACCTTATCTTTAGCTGTTGGATTCACTGAGTTAATTTCCCATCCACCACCAATTACAGCATTTACCTTGTAATTGATTATAGAGCCGTTTAAAGGGCTTTGATAATAAATCTGATTGATTAGTTGTGGATAAAGATTATCGTTACCAAAACGCACCCAAGGCTCGCTACCGTATGAACGAACATAAGGTAAAGATAAATTACCATCACCTATCTTACCAAATGGTGTTGAGAAAGATTGCATAGGATTATCTACGTGAACTTCAAGTGGTGTTTCACTTGTAGCATTATTTGTTTTTCTGAAGTATTGAAAGATTCCCATAATTTTAAATGTATATTGAGGATGTTGTCCCCGTTGAAATTGTTATGTTTTGTTCACCACCTACTACCAATCTACCTGTTTCAAGTACTCTACCTGTAGTAGCTGATAAAGAAAGTGTTGAAGCTGATGATTCATAAACCTTATATTCATATTGACCACCAATCATTGATAAAGCTACTGATGTACCACCCGTAGTTGAACCAGTTGAAGATTCTGTTAAGTTAAATAAATTATATCTATTTATATAAGAAGATAAATCTGGTGTCGTAAAATAAAAAGGTTCTGATTCAAGTATATATTCATTTCTGAAGCTAAACAAATAAAATGGGTTAGCAACTCTGCTTGACTCACTTAAAGTCAAAACAAAGCTATTAGTTGTATTTTTTTGAATATAAATCATATAATGTTTTTATTAATGTTTTATGTAATTATAATATATAGGAAATAAAAAACCCCTAGGTATTAGCCTAAGGGTTTTTATTTTCACTAATTTACTTATTATGCTATAAGTGCAGCAACGATACCAGAAGTTACCAAGTAAGGTCTAGTTGACATCTCAGCAACGAAAGTTACTGTATATTTTGAACCATCTGCTTTAGCTGTTCCAGTTTCTTCAGTACCACCATTCAATTGTGCGTGGTCGATGTACCAGTATAATCCGTTAGCATCTAAGAAAATCATATTCAAGTATCTTTGACCTTCAGCTAAGATTGTCAATGCTCTTGATTTTGATGCTTCTCTTCTATGGAAAACCAATGATACAGTAGCAGTATAGAATGTTGAACCATTGATTAAATCAATTGTTGGTTCGATAGTTACATTACCAACGTTTCTTTTGAATTCAAAAGTTGTGAAGTCAGTAGATGCTGAAATCGCTGTGATTGTATGTGCAGTTGTACTTACAGTTTCAGAAACGATGTTATCAGTATCGTTGATGTAGATGTTGTAAATACCACCTTGGTTGTTATCACAAGATTTTAGTATTGAGTTTAAGTTATTACAAGCCATTTTATTTATATCTTTTTTTAGTTAACTAAAAAGGCTGCTGTATTTCAGCAGCCTTTAATAGTTTATTGTTATTTTATTTATTTAATTATTAAGAGTAATAAACAATCTCAGAAGGGTTAGATAAGAAGAAACCAACTTTTAAGTTTGCTCTAGTTCTCAATTTAGGTTCTGCGATTGACTCTTCCAAGTTAATAGCTTTTAATGCTTTAGAATCTCCTTCACCATCGAATGCATAGATAAGGTTATCTTTAAGAGTTAATACCATTCTGTTTGAACTCATTCCTTCAGCAACAACGATTTTGATATCTAAGAAAGATAATTCAAGATTTTTAGTTACATAAGCTTGTGTATTACCAGCAGCAACAGCTTGTCTGAATGCAGCAGCAACGTTTGGAGAAACGAACAATCTCAAGTCAGCAGTTCTGTTAACTAATTGAGGGATGTTTGTAGCCATTTTGTCGTAAACTTTAGCCATCTCAGCAAGTACGTTAGCAGTTGTAATAGTAGTAGCAGTTTGGTCAACAACAGCAGCATCAGCAGCTAATTTTTTCTCATAACCATCACATAAAGCCAAGTATGCATTTGAACCCGTGTAACCAGTGTTAGTTGTTGAACCTTTCCATCTGATTCCTTCGATTTCAGCAGCAATTTCTTTAGACATAGTATCCCAGTAGAAAGACATAAATGGTTGAACTTCGAAAGAAGCGTTAGAACCTTTAGCCATTGCTAATGATAAATAAGATTGTTCGATGTCAAATCTACAGATTTCAGCTAATGCAGATACTGCACAAACAGAAATAGTTACAGCAGATAAAACTGATGCGTTAGGTGTACCGAAATCACAAGAAGATGCTTGTAAGATTGATGTAAAGTTTACTGTAGAAATCTTTGTCTCAGATTTAATACCTGGAAGTGTTCTAAAGTTGTCAACGATATCTTCAGAGATATACGCTTTTGAGTAGAATTCTTCTGGATTAGGGCAAAGTAATGCAGTTGAATTAATTGTTAAGTCAAATTTTAATTTTCTCATTTTGTTTTTATTTGTGTTTAAAAATTTATTATTATTTTTATTAATGTTTTACTTTATAAAACTTATAATTCTGTTGAATTGAATTTGTTCATAGCAGCGAATCTTTCGTGGATTGACATTGCAACTGGTACAATTTCAGCCACATCTTCAACTACTTCTTCAGCTTTCATATCACCAAGTAATTTGTAGATTTCGTCAAACTTAGCATCAACTTCTTCTTTAGTATAAGTTTCAACAACTACTGCTGCTTCTTCTTCAACTACAGGTACTTCTTCAGCTAATTCTTCTTCAACTGCATCTACAGCTTCGTCAACGATTTCGTCATCAGCCATTTCTTCTTTTTTAACTTCTTCTTCAACAACTTCCTCAGCCATCTCAGTTGAAACTTCTTTAATTACAAAAGACCCATCTTCTGCAACTACATAGGTTTTATCACCCATTACATATTCACCAGCTGGCAAACTCATTTTTTGTTCATTCATTTTTTCTTGTTTTAGTTTTTGTTTGTTTATTATTTCTGATAGTGAAAGTCCTAAGAAACCTTCGATTGAATATCCTGTTTGTTCGTTATCAACAAGTTTAGTATAGGTTTCACTATCTTGAACCTGTGATGTAACCATCAGTGTTCCTTTAGGTACTTTAATTCCATAGGTCATAAATGATTTATCTGTTTCTGGGTCTTCAACTATCCACGTTTCAAGGATATAAGCTGGAACCACATCTTCAGCATTATGTTCTAAGTTGAATACGTTTTTATTTGAGAACTTCTTCATAAATTTCTGATTGATTTTATCAATCTCATTTACTGTAAATTCAACATAGTATTCTCCCTCTTCATCACAACGATATATTTGCATTGGTATCATTGCTGGAGCCACAATACGGTTCTTTACCTTATCAGCAAAGAATTGTTTTGGTGCTTCATCAGCAGAAAACGCTAAACCTTTAACCTTAATGGCTGGAGTAGCAGTAAAAGCAATTGCACTTATACCTAAATCTTCTCCATCGGAGAACTCTGGGTCAATTGATATCTTATAGCGAGGTAAATCTCTCATACGTATTTTTTTATTAATGTTTTTATTTGTTTTTTTTATATTTTAAATAGAAAATTATACTATATAACATTAATAAAAATATTTATTATGCTAAAAATTAAAAGTGGTGACACAGTTTTTGAATTGAAAAATTCATTAGATGAATTCCTTATTGGTGAATTCCAACATATTTGTACAATATTAAATGATACAGATGTAACAAAAACTAAAATTGATAAATGGAGCGAAGTTTTCATATTCTTAGGTTTACCTAGAGAAATTTGTGAAGAACTTGATGCATTCTATTTTATTGAGATAATGAAATCATTTGAATTGATTGGAGATACCTCAGAAGAGATGATTAATGAATTTCAAATAGATGGTTATACATATGTTTCATTTGATGATAAATTAAAGATTACAATCAAGGAAATGGCATTTATTGAATCATTCATTGAAAAGGGTGATATGAGTTATGTAAGTGATATGATGGCTGTTTTATTTAAACGTACAGACCTTACAAGAGTTGAACACTTGGATAAGGCACATATCAAACAAAAATCTAAATTAATCAAAGAAAACATAAAAGCTAATGTGGCAATGCCATACGTTTCTTTCTTATTTAAAAAATTAATGATTAATGTTGATGTAACGCAAGATTTAATCAATGGAGGAATTTAAACTACCTAAAGGTTGGGAAGAAATTCCTTTAAGCCAATTCAATGAATTAAAGAAATTAGATGAGGATGACTCATCTTTTTTCGTTAGACACATTGATATGTTTTCCATATTAACTGATTCAGACCCTACAGATGAATATTGGGAAGATATGGATATAGAAGATGTCTCAGCAATAATAACATCATTAAAATGGCTTGAAATATCTCCTACATCAATTCTACAACAAGAATTAAATGGAATGACACTAAAAGATATTAAAACAATAACCTTTGGTGAGTTTATAGATTTAGAATATTTCTTTAGTGATAATTATTACAACAATTTAGATAAGATAGCTGCTATTCTATATAGAAAAACAAAATTGGATGAATGGGGTAATATTGCATTAGAACCATATGGTTCAATTGATTTGGAATCTAGGTCCAAACTATTTAGTGAAATGCCAATAACAAATCTTTATGGGTTGATATCTTACTTTTTAAACTTTAAATCTCAAATCAATGAAACATATGTTAATTTATTCGAACCAATAATAAATGAAGAAGATTTAGATGAAGAAGAAATATATGATGAAGAAACACAAGATGTAATCAAAGAAGAAATTAGATTATCTAAATGGAGTTGGGAAACAGTGTTGAATAATTTATCAAACGGAGATATAACCAAGTATGAGGATATAACAAATCTATCAATTATATTTATTATGAACCAGTTATCTTATAGAAAAGATATGAATATCAAATAACAGAATCTTCTTACGTATATGTCCCCACGTTTTAAAACATCTCTTCTATTGATTCAACATAAAATTCTTTAATTATATCTTTGGTTGTTGATAAAGCTAAAAATGATGGTAGTAACTTACCCTTATCAACATATTGGATATACTCTAAACTTTTCAAAGTAATTTTTAAATCAAAATTATTATATGTTGAGTTGAATTCTATTGAATTATATAAAGCACCAGAAGACACAAGACCTTCTTTTTTAATGAAGACCTTGAGTGCTCTGGTTAATTTATTATTTAATTCATTTATAGTCATTAGTCCATTAATATTTCAATATCACTAGGTGAAATATTAAATGTTTCAGCCATCTTGATTTTCATCCCCAATAAATACAAGTATTCAGTTGAATCTGAATAAGATAATTCAGCTGGTAATGAATCTTTAACGACAGCATATAAACCATTTATTTCATCGTTGGATAACGATAAGTTGTTACCACCTAAATCTAACCCAGTATCACTTACATACTTGTAGTTGAAGTTATACCCACCCATTGTTAAATCTTGTATACACATTCTTAGTGTACCTGTTACTAATCCTTGCTCTTGTGAAGCGATGCCAGCGTTATAAGTTACTGGGATTGTTGTTTTAATTTTCATAATAGTTTTTATTTATAAATATGTTGTTATTGTTTAATCATTAAAATACCAGCAACATCTAATGGTGGAGCACCAACACCAGTTGTTTGGAATACCATCCCAATAGTCAAGCCAGCACCAGCTGCCTCTGCATCGTCAGCATACCCTGGGGCTGATACTATATTTAATTTTTTCACAAAAGTTGTATTAGCTGTCGCACCAGTTATTCCATTACCCAATACAATAGTTCCACTTCCACTTGCTGTACTACCAGAACCGTGAACGAATGAATTTATACCAGATGCTTTTGATGACTTACCACCAGCGTGTGAATTTAATCCAGATGCTGTAGTTGCATTCCCTTCAGAATGACTTCCTTGTCCACTAGCTGTTGTTGAACTACCTTCAGCGTGACTAAAACTTCCAGAAGCTGTTGTTGAACTACCTTCAGCGTGACTTGCATTACCAAATGCAAATGTTGTATCACCTTCAGAGTGTGAATAACTACCACTGGCTATTGTATTGGAGCCTTCAGAATGGGTAAACGCTCCAACAGCTGTTGTTGAACTACCTTCAGCGTGTGATTGTGTTCCGTTAGCAGTTGTAAAATATCCTTCTGCGTGTGATGCAAAACCAGATGCTACACTACTATTACCTTCAGCGTGTGAACCAACATTAGATGATATTGTACCATAACCTTCTGCGTGACTTACATATCCACTTGCAGTTGTTGCACCACCTTCAGCGTGACTTCCACTACCTTCAGCGGTACCACCACTCAAACCATCACTTTCAACACCACCTTCAGCGTGCGAATCTTCACCACTTGCCAATGAACTGTAACCTTCAGCGTGTGAATATAAACCACTAGCAGTTGTGTTTTGACCTTCAGCAATACCTCCATTCTCATACACTCTAAATACCATTGTACCGCCAGTTGTTACAACACCAAATTTAACATCAGATGTTAATCCAGTTGAATAACCAATATATGTGTTACCTGTTCTAGAAATACTATCAGTTTTATTTGAACCAGCATCAATTTGAGTTCCAGCCAAGGTCCATTCAGTTCTATCAACTGTTGTACCTGTATAAGTTTGATAAGCTAACCCATCAGATATCCAAGTTGAACTATTTATATTTGACACATAAAGAGTATTTGTTGTTAATTGAATATCTGGGTCAAATGTAGTTCCACTTGTATTTGGGTCTGGATTTACATTGAAATATACTATTCCAGCTGGTGTTGTTGAACCTGTTGGTAAATTAGCTAGTGCGTTAGCTATAGCTTGTAACCACGAACCGTTTACTGGTTCTGTTGCTTCTAATAATATTGCGATTGTTTGTTCCCAAGAACCTCCCGATAATGTTATACTCATTTTTTATATATTTTTATTAATGTTTTATGATTTTACTTTTTATTAATGTTTTATGATTTTACTTTTTATTAATGTTTTATTAATTTAAAAAACCTGTGCAAATACTAGATACTTGTATTATCAAAGAAATTTCTTCAGTTGTTAATGTTGATATTTCTAAACCTAGATTTTCACCTTCTATGGGTTGAATATTAAGTATACCAGCACCTCTTTCAGCAACAACATATTTCAACTCACCACCTAATCTTGCTTCACAAAAATCTCTTAGTTGTAGAAATACACCTTTATTTTCGTTGCTCATTTCTGATATAGGTCTAGGTATTGTTTCTATCTCTGAGTTCTCTGGTACTACCATAAGTACTTGTCCATCCAATTCTGTGTAGACGATTATTTTAAAATTTTCCATATTAAATTATATTAGTTGTATCTTCCATCATTATTCCACCCTTCAAGATATTTGGTGCGTAAGCTGTACCGTAAGTTGTGTTGGTAAATGTATCAGCCATTCTAAAACCTACAGCACAGTTATTAATTACAGAATAAACCTCAACATCTTGTGCTGTTCCCGAATTTGAAATTATCTGAATAGGTGCTAGACCATTTGTAACTCGTATATATGCTTGATTTAACAATTGAATATTTTGACCTGTACCTGTTTTTCTTATAGCACCACTTAATGAATCAGCACGAAGTATGTAAAGCTGACCACCATTTTGTATATACTTACCAGTTCCACCTAATGCAATACAAGGTGTGTTTGTAGAGTTTTCACCACCTGTATTATCAATTGATATGAAGTTGTTGTTTCTTATTGTACCAGTACAAGTTACTTTATAATTTAGTAACATTCTACCTGTATTATTAAGTGTACCAGCACAAGATGAAACAGTACCTCTATAATAACCATAATTATTGACAGTACAACCAGAACCTATATTCAATGATGTTAAACCATTAATCATATATCTAGAATTCATTATATCTAATGTATAAGTACCAGTCAATGCGATTGTTCCAAGTGTGAAACCAGCACCAGAACTTCCCCATACTGTACACGTTGTATCAGTTCCACTTCCAGTAATATTACCCATATGTTCAGTAAGATATAAATCCTCACGAGTATGAACTACATTACCTCTTGTCATACCGTTAAACTTGGCATAACCATTAACATTTATTGTTGTACAAGCTATAGGTCCATTAAATATAAATGCAGTACCATTTGAATCATACATTTCTGTTGTTACTGTAGTTCCAACTATTCTACCATTTATTGTTCCGTATGATTGTTTAGTATCAACACTACCTCTAATATCTGAATTTACATTGTAAATACCATAACCACTAGTTGTATCAAGTATTGCATATACAGCTGATGGACATTCTAGTGTTCCTGTTGTATTTAATCTAGGGTACCGTACTCTAACTACACCTAATAAACCGTAGAAGTTACCATTTAAATTAACAATACCTGTAGATTCAAAATCACCAACCCATCCAAATAGACATCTATATCTATCGCAATTAATTGTTAATTGACCAAATTTACTTGAACCATTTTGATTACAATCAATAGAATAACTTGTACCAACTGAAATAAAACTTATTGGTTCAAATAAGAATGATGCTACAGAAGATTGAGATATACTTAATATCTTAGAAGTTGTATTTGTACCATTCCAATTACCACCTTTTACAACCCAAGGAACAACTGCCGCAGCTGTTGAAGTGAATACAACACCAGAAAAATTGATGTTGGATGTACCAAAATTAAATATGAAGCCTTGCTTGAACCAATTTGAAACCCAAGTAAAATTACCATTCAATACCAACTCATATACAGTCCACCAAGTAGCTGTTACTGTAGCTGATGCTGTACATACTTGACTCAATACAATTGTAGAAACTGTTTTTGAAACAACAACTGAATTATAAGGTATACCAGCACCAGTTATAAATTGACCTATAACTATATTTGCAGTTGATGATACACTTGTAAGAGTAGCACTTCCATTGGTTGTTGTTGCAGTTACAGTTCCTGTGTTTGTTGTTGATGACAATGCATATTCTGGTGTCAAGTAAGGTGTGTTTATATCACCTCTACCAGCTGAATTTAATCCGTTAACAGAATCAACATAGATTTTGTTGGCTTGTGGGATAGATGAACTTCCAGTTGAACCAGATATAACATTTCCAGATGCATCCAAAGCTAAACTAGTTACAGATGTACCAGAACCTAGTGTTTTAATATTCAACGCATTAACAAAAGTTGTGTTATTTGTTCCACCACTGATTCCATTACCCAATACAATAGTTCCACTTCCACTTGCTGTACTACCAGAACCGTGAACAAATGAATTTACCCCAGAAGCAACAGAACGTTTACCACCAGCGTGTGAATATAAACCACTTGCGGTTGTTTCAATACCTTCTGTGTGTGATGCCTCTCCACTTGCTATTGTAAAAGACCCTTCAGCGTGACTAGAAGGTCCACTAGCCAACGTACCATTACCCTCAGCTACAGCATAATCATTAGTAGCATTAGTTATTGTATCATTTTTAGCTTTTATTGAAAATGAACCAGCTGAACCAGCTTCCCATACTGTAGCTGGACCACTAACTACTACTGGAATCTCAATTCTAGCGTTTGTATTATCAGCATATATTAAATCAACATTAGCTGTTGAATTTAACATAGTACCATATATCTTAGTTATAATTCTATCAGTAGTATTGAATGTTGTACCAGTTGTTATAGTGCAAGATAATGTTTGTTGAATAAGTGTATTAGCAGCACTAGATGAACTATCATCACTTTTACCAATAAGTGTTTCAACTCCACCAGCAGTACGTTTAAATACCCTATAATTAACAACATAACCTTGACCACCAGATACTTTTTGTGTTTCAAAATGTGATAGAATAACACTTGGTGGTAAA